TAATTCGTCTACAATCGTATTCATATCGTAGAATCCAAAACTTAAGGCTTTCAAGAATTTGGAGAATGGTCCAGCAGCTGTTAGTTTGGTTGGGAAGGAAGATTCCCCAAGCGTTAAGAACGCATCCAAAGTGTCATCCAGTTCAGAGGAATTATCGTCGCTTTGGTTATACCACACACCTACTAAAGTTTTTAACCTATCCAGATGTTGTGTCCCTGAGGTGTACAATCCTGAGGATATAGAAGAATCAGAGTCTCTAAGATTTACAGGCAGATAATCTACAAACGCAGAGCTAACATCCCGGTTTTTCCATAAATATTCGAATAGGTTGGAAACTCCGTCAGTTTCAGTATAAGTTTTTCCCCTGTATAGACTGGACACAATAAAATCGGTAACTCCATCAGAAGGGTCATAGCCTCCAGCGGGTCCGGATGTATTTAAAAAGTATAACCAGGAAAGTGTGTCTATAAGATACTCATGAGCTTTTAGAGGAGTATTGACGCTGGAGTCTAAAGCACTTACTCCGGATACAAAAGAATCCGAAGGAGAGTTCAGGTTTATAGCGGGGATAAGAGTTCCTGATACAAAAGACTTGAAATCGTCTTCGTTTTCGTAATCTGAAAACGAAACGCCTAAAGCCTTAAGGATTTTCTTCTCAAAAAGATAAGGGCGAATATTAGTTTTATTATTTCGAAGAATAAAATGAGCTCTTGTATCAGATGCGTCATAAGAGCTAACATCTATCAGGGATGTAATATCGTTGGCAGTTTTTAAAACCTTCCCCAGGACATGGTACAGTAAATCTTCTTCACTTCCAAAAATAGAAAAATCAGTATCCTCGTATAAGGAAGGAACAGAACCTCGAACTACTTCCACATAGTTATGCTGAAAGTATTTTTGGTCTACTCCGGATTTTCCAATTCCTGATTTACGTGGCATCTCTTATACGTATTCTACGTTGATCTCGACGTTATTCAATTGAAGAATTTCATTAAAGTTTAGTTTGATATCCTCAGTAAGGTTATCAACGTTAGCAAATCTTACTTCCGAAATAGAAAATAAATCTCTAGTAAGTTCTGAAATCTTAAATCGTTCTCCAAAATCACGATTATCAATATTGAAAAATTCTAAAATTTTGTCAGATGCTTTACGTTTAATTTCTTCTTCGAATACTTCAAACTCTCGATCTAAAAAGATAGTAGTAACCAAATCAATTGTTCGAACTAATCCATCTACAATTGTTACTTCGTCTGTTAACATTTTATACTTGTTTAGATATTCGAGAAGCTCTTTCTTGAACACGATAGAAGCTCTTTCTAGTTGTCTATCTGATGCTTTTGACACAGTATAAATATCAATCATATTTGCACCTGCTCCGGATCTCCTAAGTGCGGACTGACATTTTCCAGATAATCCAGCGGTACTGACAAATTGATTAGCAAAAGAAGTATAGTCCTCACCCGTAACAGCTCTGTATTGAGTCTTGAAGAAGTAAGGACTCCATCTTTTAGCATGTTCAATTGTTTCTGAGTTAGCACCTCCAGTAGAGTGTGTAGTGTTCTCGATTAAAGCTGTAACCTCTCCCCGTGAAGAATGGGTAGCAGGGATACTAATACTCACCGTTTTGGAGGGAATATTTCCGCGATCACCTCCTCCTACTCGATAATATACAACGTAAGAATCTCCGGGGGAAGGAGATTTTCCTCTGGCGTTATCTCCGAAAATTAAAGTTGCAGCATAATCCCCTTTATAAATCTTCTCAAAAGATTGCTCGGACCCATCATCTGCAAGGAATAAGTTTTGAACTTCGCTATAAATTCCATCTGTTAAAGAGGATACTACGATACTACCTTCAACTATAGAGGCATCCTCTAACTCAATAGAATGGATAGTATCTGTCTGAGAAAATTCTCCGGATTTAGTTCTAAGTTCTCCTTCTAAAAGGATAAGATTATTAAATACTCTACCCTCTGTATTTAAAGACAATGAGCTTGTTTGAAGAATATCCGTAATATTAATATTTACATTTCCTGTGGTTAGATCGACAGGGTATAGGGAGTAGAATAACGCGCCTCCATCCTTGGTACTTGGGAACGAAAAAGTTCTACTGGACAAAGGAATCGTGAGGGTTGTAGACCCAGATACGTCATCTCCTTCTGACATGGACATAATGGCTGTAGCTTTGCTGCTCAGAGGACCTTTTAAGGATACCCCGATTAATTGTAGTAGTTTTCTCAGATTAGTAGTAGTACTAACCGTAGGCAGAAACATCTCATTTGCGATCATATCCGCTTTAAAGGACGTTACGCTTGCCATGTAGGCAAATAGTTCGACAAGCATAATACCTAGGTCAGACTCTACAAAATTATTGTAATCAGTGGGGTAGACAGATTTAATGTATGATAACAAGGAATCTTTTAACTCCGAAAAATCGTTTACAGAGTAATCTATAAACTCGGCTTTTAGAGCCTCAGGAATTACCCCAAGTTTCATAAAATCAGATTCCACTGTACCATCAAAGGCACTGGAACTATAGATGCTTTCTAAATTAGACATTATACAATTAAATCAAGTATTTTTTCGTTAAGGATATCTCCTTTTACTGCGATTCTCAAACTAACAAGAATCGAATTTCTATCGGAACCCCTTACACTTTCGTCAAAAATAACAGATAAGTCTTTTACAATTACTCTAGGTTCGTAAATAGAAATAGCTTCTAGAATTTCCTGGGATATCTTATTCCGTAATTCTACAGTATAAGGCTCAAATACATATTTTCTCAAGCTAGTTCCAAAGCCTGGAAGCATAACCCGTTCTCCTTTAGAAGTAAGAATTAACTGTTTTAGCCCTGACAGGATCGTTTCAATTCCTCCAGTTCTGGAGAAGAATCCTCCCGTCCCGGCTATGGGGGGGAAAGCAATTCCATTCATTCTCTCTTTTTGAGAGGTCGTTAGAAAGGTAACGTTTTCGCCGTAAAACATCAGGATAGTTTAATATTTTTAAAATACCCTTTTTGGGCATTGAAGTTAGTGAGTACTTCTGTAGTAGATAGAGCTTTAGCATACATCTTGAAACTTCCTAAAAATCCATCTAAACCACTTCGAGTTGGATTACTGGAAGATGTTATGTTTGCAGGGAGGTGCTGACCTTCTGTCCCGTGAATATCATTGGTATTATATCCCAGGAATCCTGGGTTGGCATGAGCAGCAACCTCTTTGAGAACTCCATCTGTGAATCCTCCCCCCAAAACCCAAGGTGTAAATGCTTCTCCAAGATTACCAGCTCTAGGACCATTATTTCCGGTTTCATCTTGCCAACTGGATTCAAAAATATCACTGGAATTACTAGGAGTAGTAGTAAGGGTAGGAATTTTAAGAGACTCGTTTAATCCTAAGTTAAAGGCTGTTGATAACGTGTTAGACTGTAAAAGATTTCCGTCTAGAAAGGTCTTTACGATATTTAATTCATAATCAAATGAAATAGCCATATGGACAAAGTTTGAACTTGCGTCAGAAATAGTAACACCTTCTGCGGAGGTTGTGTAAGGTATAGTAATTCCTAGTTCAGTTACTGCAGATGTGTCAGGTACGACATCAGGCATACCTGAAAAATCTCCTGCGATACAAACTGAGTGTCCCCCAGAACTTCCTCTACCTTGCGAAATTGTAGGAAGTACACAAAACTCTAAGCCTGAGGGAGTTGTCGCACCTCCTTTATCCCTAAAACCAGCAATCATACCGTGGGTCACATCGTCCCTAGTTGTTCCATCTTCCTTTAGTCTTTTGTTATGGAGAAAATTCCCGCCAGTTCCTTTTCCTGAATTTTCATTGGCAAATACCAACCTATACCTGTGTGCATCGGTCATCGTTAACGATGGCACGTACACCCAGAAATCAAAAGAAAAACCTCCTCCCTTTCCAGTATCGGGATTGCTCGACAAGGTATATGTTGCATTTGCAACCTCTTGGGTTGCAACATCGGTAGGAGTACCATCAGGTCTTTGATTATTTGGAAGAACAACATAAGTTCCTCCTTCTCTACCAGTTTCTTTATTTACATTGAAGTAAGTCCCGGTAAGGTAAGGAATAGATAGCCCGGATGGGAAGGCGTAATCTACGCTAGAGGAAATCAATTGACCGTTTAATTTGCCTCCAGAGTCCGGAGCAAAATTATCCAAAGAATATTCTAGTGAACTAGCAGCTTCTACATTAGGCTGAAGGAAATTATATCCTAGAATAAGCCCACTTGTAATCAGACTGTCAGATATGCTTTTTACGAAAGATCCAGATCCGGAAACATTGGTGGTTCCGTCAATGTGAGGGAAATCTACGGGGGTTATAGGCGTAATCGAAAACTTATCAAGCACGGAAAGACTTTGAGCAGGGGACACTAAAAACTTTGGCTGATAAGGAAGGATAATATCTTCCAAGTCTTCTGAAAATAGAACAAGATCTTTTTGATCGTCTAGAGAAGCTTCAAACCCAGTACCCTTTAAAAACGTAAAGTCGTTAATCGGAATTCTTTCTACAGGAATCCAAAATTCGGTGTCTTTCCCTACGTTAGCTCCTTCAATTAAAATATCGAGACCCAGTCCTAAATTTTTAGGATCTCCAATAGTTTCGGTAGTGAAGTTATACTTATCGCTTGCAAAAATCGCAATTAATTGTAATTGTTTTTTTCGTTTTTTGATTTTTTCATCATAAGAAGAAGCAATTGCAGCAATACTGTTATAGTAATTTATTACTAAGGCACTATCGCTAGAATATCCAGAAACTACAAGATCTGTAATTTGACCGGAGACAATCCCTACATGATGTGCTTTATCTTTGTCAAATGTCTGAAGAACGTCATCCGTATCATAATACTTATTCACAAAATCAGAATCTACAGTATAATCAAAATCAAGTACAGAATTTTTCAGAGCATCTAAATCCTTCTGATCATAAATTTTTCCTTTTCCTCCTAGATTAGGAGCAAAGTTTAACCCCCATGCTGTGGAGGCATCAACTACTCCTGATACGTGAGGGAGAACTGCTGAAACATCTAGTCCCCCCTCCCGGGAATCATAGTATAACCCGTCTTCCGAAAGCACAAACTGTCCTTTTACAGAGACTGGAGGTCCATATACTAAATCAAATAAGGGGGTAGGAAGATCTGGGTCTTCCGCTTGAAGACCCAGAAGCAGGTCTTGGAACCTTTCGAAATTCTCTTCAAAAGGAATAACAATATTTTCCTGGACAAAGTCTTTGTAGGTTTGGGATAGTCTGTCTAGTGCGGGATCTCCTGTAAGATGGTCAGTGTACACATCTGGTTCGGGAAGAGTTCCGTTTGCTCTGGCACTCATTACATTTTCAATCTCAGTCAAAAGATCTTCCAATTGTTGAACCTCAGTAACCATCGTAGCAATGGATGATTCGAGCCCAAAAACTTCTGCACTGCGAGACCCTAGGATCGTAGGGTCATTTAACATGCTTCCAACGGAACCTTGTATAGTGGCTAACATACTATCGAGATCTGCCTGAGAGCCTCCTAGTTCCGTAAGATTGCTGATTGGGTTGAAACCGGCTTGTGTTGCCTTGCTCATAACATCGGTCATCGACTTCAAAGGTATAGACATCTGAGCGGCTGTTTCGTGCACTTTGTCCATGGATGCGAATCCCATGATCGTAGCTCTTCCCGCGTTAGGAACTGAAATACTTCCCGTACCAGTCAACTTAGCAAGTCTGGATTGAGCAGACGCAAGTTGATTATTGAGTTTTCCTTTTTCAGCAGCAGAAAGATTGGAAAGAGATCCCAGAGAAGTTGTAGGTAACAACTTCAATTGATCGAATGTTAAAGATCCTAGTCCAGCCATTAGTAAATATCTCCTTCGAAGTCTACTCTTACTTGATCATAGTCAGTTTTTCTGGTTTCTACATCTGTAATTTCGTCTCCGAAATATTCTACCACGGAAATTAGAGTAGTCATTTTATCAGCTACACTAGGTTTAATCGTTACGAAATCCTTAGGCTGGAGAAACATTTCCTTATCTAAAACGGATAAAGAAGCTCCTGCAGGAAGATAACCCTCATCTAAAACCGAGTAGGTTTCGTATGTATAGTAATGCTGCCTTACGGTTAGCCCATCTCCCCAATAAAGAGTGCTACTTATGGCTCTATCAGCATGAGCTCCCCATCTCATTATTAAAGTTCTATCGGAAGTAGAGATATTTGCAATTTGAATAGAGACTACTTTAGCGTATAATGCGCTAGAATCTACCGCATAAGCTACAGTATTATATGCGGAGCTAGAGGGAGAGTAGCTTACGGTGAATTGTTTCTCTTGCATCTTGTAGTATTTACTATACTTTAGGACCATCTATTTTAGTGTTTAGAAAAACCAAAGTAGCAGCTTGAAGGGTTGCCTGAGCGGAATCTTCTTTTACGTCAAAGACTCCATCTGGAAGCTCAATAGCATTATCCCCTGTTCTTATATACATGTCTGATTGGCGAATAACTCCAATAGGTCCTCCAGAGGAGTTGAATCCGATATACCCGTGATTGCTGTAGCCTGCCATTTAATTATTCTCCTATAAATACCGTAGATTGAGGAGGAGTCGAGAGATTTTGGGGTGTGTGAGGAGCATCTCCATGACCCGCGACACCATCCCCCTTTAACAAAACATCTTTACCTCCAGATTTTACTGTAGATTGAGAAGCGGATACAGACCCTCCAGAGGAATCTCCATTCAAGCCTACAAGTTTCCCTTCAATATAAACTTTAGGTGCAGATGCTCCTAAAGTATGACCACAACTTGTATTCGGATTACCTGCGACAGCGATTAGGATTCCCATTAGTTTAGATGAATTTCTGTGGCGGTAAAGTTGATATCCTTCTCAGAGTGGATATTCATGTCCTCTATAGAGGACATATTCAGAGTTCCAGAAACTGAAACATTCATATCCTCAATACAGGACATATTTACAGTACCAGAAACTGAGATATTCGTGTCTTCTATAGAAGACACATCGATATTCTTTCCTGCGAAAATGTTAATATCCTGATTATCGCAAGTAATGTCTATGGAGCTTGATCCGTAATTTCTAATTTCTATGGGAGAGTCACTTCCCTTTTCTACATTAATAAAAATTTCTCCGGTTTTACTTGTAATGTGTACATTTCCAATAGCCTCTACATTAATAGAGTTTTGACCTGTGTGATAATCTTGGTCTGTTTGAATCTTAATAAAGTTTCCATACCCGTCATCCAACAAGATCCGACTGAACTCTGGACCTACTCCATCATCGATAAGGATTTTCTTTCCTGTCTTGGTTTCAAGAAGGATATGATCTTCTTGGATTACATTTTCACCATGGTCTTGAAAAATCTTCTCTGACAGTTCTATCTTATGCCCTGTTTCAGATTTCCAAATGAACTTCTCGGGTATACCATTAAACCTATAGACCATATCAGTCTCAGGAATAGAAGATCTTAAAGTTAGCCCAGGATCCTCTGTACTGTCTGCGTCGTTCTCATACTTCTCATTCCTGGAAACATTATTGCCTTGTACTACGGCAAACCAGTACCACTCTCGTGCAGAGTTCAAATCCTTAGCTTTAAGAAGTAAAACTTCGCACCCAGGAGGTGGAAGGTGTACCATTCCAGAATTAAATCCTCCAAAAGGAGTAACACCTTTAATCCATATAGCGGCTCCATTATTAATTCTAGGGTGTTCTACTCGCAATCTTCCTTGTCTTAAAGGATCTGCATTGCTGATCACCTTACACCTTAAGTTCTCTTCTTGTAAAAACATGACTATTCCTACGTTTCTCTTGGGGTGGTCGATGCAGCATCCCTTAATAATTTTAACTCAGTAAGATATCCTTCGGAGGGACTTGCGGTGTGCTTTAAAGCTATAGGAATATAGACTCCGGATAGCCAATGAATTTTTCTTTCCCCTGTAATTCTTTCTTTGGAAAGATCATGTACGTCGAACAAAATTGCCCGGGATCTGTTAACTTCTTGAAGGGTGTCCATCTCGGGTACGCCTAAGGTCTTTAGTCTTACTTGAGAAGGGTATCCTTGTAAGTAGTTAGTTGCCCATTGTTCTAAAGCCCGCTGCTGCCCGAGAGGGTCAGCCTCTGAGAACTTGTCGAATAAATTACCTTTTGTTAAAGTATATGCAATGGTGTTATCAACTTTCTCGCTCTTAGATGAAGATGGAAATATTAAATTATAGCTGGATCTATGCTTACCCCCCTCCATATTAAAGAATGCTGAGAGCGCCGCCTTTTCTCGCAGCATAGCTAGAAATGCTTTGAACGTTGCGACGTCGTCGCGGGAATTGGAACGTTGATATAAATCCCTAAGTGCTTTAGATCCTATTTCGGCTTCTAAGTCTACAAGAAAATTTAAAGTCTCTTCTGATAATTCCAGGCCAACTTCTATACCCTCTTGACTTTTAAAATCTTCTGTTATTCGATCTTTTTTCTCCTCATCTGTAATAGCATCTTTCGACTTGACAATTTCCCCTAGGAAATAAAATATTGCACTTTCTAGTCTATCGTGAGTTAACAGATATGCATTATTGGTTACACCTAGATAACTTCGAATACCCTGCAGGGATGCCATGAGATATCCCAAGTCTGAGGTAAAATCAAAAAATCTAACAGTGGAGTCATTACCTCCATAAGTTAATTTTGATATCCTAAGATCTTCTTTGTCATAATTCATTTGAGGAAAAGAGAATATTTCCATATCCTTGCCTTTACTAGGGGCTTCTCTAGCGACCTTACCTTGCGAGAATGAAAGCGTTGTCATGTGGTTCAAAGGATTATCTGCAAACTCTTTATAAGTTTCTGTTAAAGATTTAGAACCCCTTTCTGCGTAAAGAGTTGGAGATTGACTATACATGTGTATGTGTTGTCCAGGCTCAGGAAATAAAGTGTTTAGTTTAGATAGAAAGTTCTGTATGGTTACCGCTAGTTCTTCGGTTTCGGGACTATCCCACGTAAATACTAGTAATCCTCTGCTGTGTTCTAGATCTTTTTTCTGCTCCTCAGATAGGTCGGAGAGCTTTGCCTTCACGGGCATGGCAGCAACCCAGCCTTCTTCCATCCCAGTGGCTTTTCGAAGCATCTCCTGGAGGTCTTTATCTTGCTCAACGGCGGTCTTGTCGTAAGCATTTAATGCTCTACCTATGTCCGTGTCTACCGAAGACTGACCGTGGAGGGTTGCATCAAATTCATACCCTCCCGTGCTAACCCTAATACTTGCGGAATTACTAAAGTTACTCTGTTGACCTTTTAGGTTAGAATATGTATTTACGATCTTCAGATCTTCGGCATTATCTATATCTACGAGAGTCAGCCCGTCAGGAAGATTATAAGAAGGGATAAACTGACCTCTTTGAACAGGAACATTCATAGGTGCAGTGTCATAGAGTTCTCTTCTTGCCTTGTTTAATTTGTTGTAATCAGCGAGTGCGCCACTTTTAAGTTGATCCGGGTGGATCAACTTAACCTCAGTCTCTCCGCTAGTATCTCCTAGTTTAGAAAAAACAATTTTGTACATGTCGCCTTTCTTTTTGGCATCGGTCACCTCTACATTGATTCCAAGGTACTGAAAGATTTTTTCAATTCCCTCGATATAGAAAGCGTCTTTATCTTTAATGCTTTGATATTTTCCATAATTCTTAGAAGTATGAGCTTCAAGAAAACCTTGCAATGCATCCCCTACAAATTTCGAAGGGAAGGATTCAATATTAACGTCTGTTAGGGGAAGGTTTGCTCC